GAATGTTTCCTATAGCAGTAGCAGCTCCTGATTATGATGGATATGGGATAACTCCTGTATCAAGATTAGAAACTCTTTATGGATTGCAGCATACTCTTAACTGGATGTTCAACGCTCATGTGCAGAATGTTAGAAAGGTTATTAATGATACTCTTATCGTTGATCCTTATCTCATAAATGTTCCTGATATAGAAGATGCAAAAGAAGGCGGAGTTGTTAGAACTCGAAGACCTGCATGGGGAAGAGGTGTTAAAGATTCTATAATGCAACTTGCGGTATCGGATGTTACCAGAGGTCATGTAGCAGATGCTTCTATTATCAGAGAGGCCATGGATAAGATAGGAGCAACAGATAGCTGGACAATGGGCAGTCTTAGATCTTCAGGACCTGAACGTCTTACTGGAAAAGAGTTTGAAGGAACTCAGAAGGGTGGTTTTACTCGTCTTGAGCGTGTTGCTAAGATTGTAGGAGTGCAGGCAATGCAAGATATAGGTTATATGTTTGCCTATCATACTCAGCAATTTATGACAGAAGAAGTTTATATTAAAACTACTGGTAGAAGTCAAGAACGCTTGATGATGGAATATGGAGATACTACACATCTTAAGGTTTCTCCTTATGATCTTCTAATTGATTATGATCTTAAGGTTAGAGATGGAAGTGTTCCTGGTGGAAATTATTCAGGAGTTTGGGAGAATATGTTTAAACTTCTTACTGAACATCCTGAGCTTCAACAGAAATTTGATATTATGAGAATTTTTAAGCATATTCTCAGAAATAATGGAGCTAAGAATACTGAGGAATTTATTAAGGTTCAACAACTTCCGGATGAACAAGTTGCTCAGCAAGCTCAGGCTGGAAATATTGTGCCAGCTACTGAGATAGGAGTTTAAGAATGGCAGATCAAACTATTAGAGAACTAAGTACCAATAAGATTCAATTAGGAGAATTTATTAAATACTCTCCTATCTGGAAGGATTTAAAATATGAACTAAATGCTTGGCTTACAGATATCAGAGATCAATTAGAAAACTCTGATGGAAATCTGAGCCCAAGAATTATGGATAGACTTGGAGGGAATGCGGAGACAGTTCGAAATGTTTTAGCATTACCTGAGATATTATTAGAAACTTTAAAATAACTATGTTTAAATTTTGAATGGAGGTATTATGAGTGAAGAAGAAAAAACAGAAGAAGAGTTACTCTTAGATGAATTAGATGAATTAGACAAGCTTTATACAGAAGAATCTGAACCTGAAGATTCTGATCCAGAGTCCGATCCTGAATCTAAACCTGAGCAGGACTCTGATCCAGAAGCAAAACCTGATTTAGATCCTGATCTTAAAGAGGAGCTTAAAGATGAGTCGAAAGAGGATTCGGAGAAAAAATCTGAGAAAACTCCGGAGGAAAAGTCTAAGGAAAAATCAGAAGATCCGAAAGATTCGAAAGAGAAATCTGAAGATGATCGATATGAGAAACTCTTAGAGCAGATAAATGTTCTTAAAGGTGAACTTGCTGAGAAATCTGTAAAAGATCCTAAAGATGAAACGGAGCTGAAATCTGAGGATATTAATTTTCTATCTGAGATTTCTTTAGATGATCTAGGATCTAATCCTGAGATTTTAAATAAAGTATTTAATCAGATTCTTCGAGAGGCTGTAAAGAGTTCTTCTCAGATCCCTCCTCAAACGATTAATAAACAGATTGAGGACTCTTTAACAGCGCATGAGATTTCTATACAGTTTTATAATGATAATAGAGATCTATCAAATGTTAGAAATGTTGTAAAGGCCTGTGCAGGACAGGTTATTTCTGAACATGAAGATTGGAATATTAGTCAGGTTTTAGAAGAGTCCGCAAAAAGAACTCGAGAATCTTTAGGAATTCCGGTACCGAAAGCTGAAGATATTTCAGATCTTGGTAAAGCTTCTTTTTCTGGAGGTTCAAAAGGATCAAGACAAGCAGTTAAGAAAAGTTCTGCACTTCAGCAAGAACTTGATGAAATGTAAGGAGGAATTATTATGAGTAGAGAGATAGAAAGTAATATTAACACCCAGCATGATTTGGAGGGAGTTCCTCGTCATGTCTTGCTGGAAGCCGGAGCTTTAACATATCAGATGAGAGTAAGTGATACTGTTCTGATTGTTAAATCTTCTGGAGCCGATGACGCAGGTATTGTAACGCTTCCGTCATTGGCAGAGGCTGTTGGAAAGTTCTATTTTATCAGTGCACCTACTGGGGCTACTGGTGGAGATATTTCTCTCTATGAGAAAGAAACCGGTTCAGAGCTTGCAACGAATGGTGATATGGATGCCGATGATGATCATCTTATTCTATTTTCTGACGGGACAAAGTGGCGAACTGTCTCAAATGGCGTTGCTTAAGGAGGTAGTTTATGAGTAGAGAGAGGGAAAAATTAAGAGTTCCTGTGGCTGACAGTGTTCTTAATGATTTTATGAGGGAGGTCAGCGGAAACAAATCAGACGCAGCTGCTCAGGGAGCTCCAAGTAGCACGGAATCTTTGATGGCTTACATTAAACAGTTGTTAGGTCTTCGAGAATATGTAAATGCTGCTGCTGTAGCATCTCCGTTGGCTTCAGGAGATTTGTTCTCAATAACTGGAGGGCCTGTAATAGTTCATGAGATCTTTGGAATAGTTACAACTACTGCGATTCAGGCACAGGGAACTACAATTCAGCTTAGTTTAGATCCTGATGATGGTGGATCTAATGTTGCTTTGAGTAGTAATACTTTGGATGCTACTGGAGATGTAACAGGTACTCTTTATCGTTGGACTAAGGATTTTAGTGAGGATGTCATTGCTCTATTGGATGCCTTTGAAGCTACTGATATTCAGGCTCCAGGAGTTATTCTGATGCCTGGTGATATTCTGGTAACTTACGGTGCGGCATCTACTGGGCAGATTAATTGGTATGCTATCTATGAACGGATTGGTGCCGGAGTTATGGTAGCATCTTAGAAACTTAAAGTGAGGAGATTTTAAAATGGCTTTTATGGGAATGCGTTAACTTATACCGGCGCATTTAAAACTACCTAAAAACGGGGGACCTCTTTTAATTAAGACAATCCCGTGCCTAACCGAAAAGGGAGGTCTAGAGACTATGAGCGAAGTAATTGATAAATGGGAACAGGATAGATTAAACGATATGATATTAAGTGTTAAAAATCTAAATAAACATGAACTAATGAGTGCTATTAATTGGATGGTGCTTGGGGATGGAAGTATAACAAAACCCTTAAGAGGCCAGAGTCGATTAGAGATCTCTCATACAGATCATTTAGATTATCTTCAATGGAAGAAGGCTATTATTGAGAATATTACAGGAGCAGAAATTAAAGATCGACCACCAAGTAAAAGTGTTCTTGCCTATTCTGATAAATGGTCTCAACGATTGAGATCAAAAACACATCCAGTTTTTTCAGGGCTTCGAGAAAGATTATATGGAGTTGTAGGAAGAAAAGCTATTGATATTCATGCTCTGAAAATTTTAACTCCAATGGGATTAGCTATTCTTTATCAAGATGATGGTAGCTATGCTTATTCGGATGCTAGAGGATATAAAGATCAAAATGTCTTAATACATACTCTAGCTTTTGGGGAACTTGAAAATGAGGCTTTAGCAAGAATTATAGTAAAAGCCACAGGACTTATTTTTCGAGTTAATCGAATTAAAAAACGTGGGAAGATTAAATATCGTTTAAGACTCCGATCTAAAGATATTCAAAAATTCTTTGATTGGATTTATCCATATATAGTTCCTTCAATGCTTTATAAGCTTGGAAGAGGTAGTGAGTGGGAATTCAACTATGATCAAAATTTGAACATAGCTCCCATTTAGTGATATAGTCCGAGCTCTATGGTGACATAGAGAGCCAGATAGAAATATTCTGGTCATTCTTATTAATTTAAGAATAGTAACAAAACTGGGAAATGGTGACTGGGTCACAGATCAGAGGCCCAAGAATTGGCGACAGAAAATACTACAGTTATATCCGAATGGAGATGCTCCATTGACGGCGCTGCTCTCAATGATGAAGGAAGAGGCAGTTAATGATCCTGAATTCTATTGGTGGACTAAGACTCTGGCAACACAGGCGGCGGAAGTTGGAAGTGTTTATACAGATGCTCTTCTGTCATCTGCCTATTCTTCTGGAGGCGTTACAGGTGATATTCTTTATGCAAATATTGCTACTGAGGCAGCTTGCAAGGAATTCCGTTCTGGACATCAGGTTCTTTTGAGGAATACTGATAACTATGCATATGATTGTAATGCTAAGGTCGTCTCTGTAGTTCTAAATGGAGCCTCAAGTTATATTGCTTGCAAGCTTCTGGAAGCAGATCCAACAACTACTGGAATTGCTACTTGTGATAGAATTCTGATTATAGGTAATATAAATGCTGAGGGTGCTGTGATGCCTTCTGCAATTGCTTATGATCCAACTAAAAATTATAACTTAACTCAGATTTTCAGAACTCCTCTGAGTATCACTAGAACAGCTAAGAAAACAGCGCTTAGAACTGGGGATCAGTATATTGAGGCTAAACGAGAGTGTCTGGAATTGCATTCTATGGAAATTGAGAAGGCTATGCTCTGGGGAATTCGTTCTGAAACTGTTGGAGATAATGGAAAACCTGAGAGAACTACTTATGGTCTTATCAGAAATGTTATCGCAAATAGTGGAAATGTTTCTAATTATATTACTGACTCTGGTTATGCTGGACAGTCCTGGCTTGCGGGTGGTGAGGAGTGGTTAGATGCTTATTGTGAGCAGCTCTTCCGGTATGGTTCTCAGTCTCGAATGGCCTTTGCCGGCTCCGGGGTTATTCTTGCTATAAATAAACTGGTTAAAGAGTACGGAAATTATGAGTTAACTACTCAGACAGTTGATTATGGTATAAAGGTTAAAACCTGGGTAACTCCTTTCGGCGAGATCCATATGAAGATTCATCCTCTCATGAGTTATGAAGCTTCAAATAGAAACAATATGGTTATCTTTGATCCGAGAGATTTGAAGTATCGATACATAGATGATACTACTTTCTACCCAGATCCTGATAAACTGAATACTGGTCGGAATAGAATTGATGGAACTGATGAGGAATATCTTACTGAATGTGGCCTCGAGTTTCATCATCCGATTAAAACTGCATTCTTGGCGGGTTTTGGTTCTGATAATACGGTTTAGCTAGTTTTATTAAATAAGGAGGGATTCTAAAAATCTCTCCTTTGTTTAAAATTTGAATAAAGGAGACCAAAATGTATTTTATGACTCTTAAAGAAGGAGGCTATTTAAAGCCTGTTTTTGATGATCGTCAATCACATATTATAGTTGAAGAACTTAAAAGAATACATCCTAATTTTATTTGTGAGTTTGATACAGGTTTAAGATATGATACAATTTTAGGATCTGAGGAAAAAAGTCCTTGGGATACTACACCCTCAGTAGAAGAGAAAATACAAGAATTTAAAGATCTTTTAGAGAGTTATAATAAAGGATGGTAGAATATTTATGAACTTACTTGAAGTTAGAACACAGTTTGTGAAAATTACAGGACGGTATGATTTAGTAACTGATACGTCTTCTTGGGATAATAACGGAGCTGATTTCTTTCTTCAAGCAGGTCAGAATATGATAGAGAAGTTAGTAGGAGATCTTCCCGAATCTGAGGGACGTCTTTGGAAAACTCTGGCTTCTGGTGAATATTATGTTAACT